TTTCTTTAGGTGGGGCCTTAAAATGGGATATGACATCAACAGGTGAGTTACGTTCAGCCATAGCAACGGGCGGTGCTGTAATAACGCCTCTAGCCGCTTCGGCTACTGTTCCTTCCCACTCCTTTGCTAATGATACTGATACTGGTATGGGTAGGGCAGCAGATGGAATAGTTAGTTTAATTTCAAATGGGACAAATGTCTTAAATGCAACTGCTGGCAACGTCGGCATCGGCACGACGGGACCGACATCTATACTTCATATAGACCAATCTTCTGCCAGTGGAGCTGCACCAGTAGTAAAACTTGACCAAGCTGACATAGATGACTCTTTTGTAGACTTTATAGGTACTTCCGCCGCAGATGGAACAAGAAGCATCTCAAGTGATACTACAGAAGATAGTGCTAAGTTTGGAGCAATAAGAATTGAAATAAACGGAGTTACGAAGTGGATAAGAATTTATGATGATGAAAGTTAAAAATACAGAAAAATTCTACAATTATCTTTTAATCAAAAAAGGTTTCCAAATAAGATAAAAAAAGAATATGAGTGGTTTGTGCCAAGTTATAACTAAAGGAGACCTATGAAAACTATAATTTTAACACTAACTCTTGTATTCATCTTTAATCTAACCTATGCGGACTGGACAGTCAAAGGCAAGTATAAAATAAAAGGTAATAAGACAGTATATACTTCACAACTCACTCGCCACACAATAGGAAGAAAGAAACCTAAGAAACCTATAAAGGGCGATACGTTTGAGGATAAGAAAACAGGAAAGAAGGAAAAGTGGACAGGCAAAAAGTGGCGAAAATCTACATTATCGGGAGGAAGTGATGAAGGAAGTGAACGGTAAAATCAAATTTACAACATCAACTTATCTAAAACTTATATTCATAGCAGTAACCTTAATAGTTTCTGGTACTGTAGCATGGACTCTTGCTAAGGGTGGCATAAGCGCTAATGCTGCGGAGATAGCAGAGGCGTCGAAAGAGAGGAGAGATATAAAGTTTGAGACTAAGAAACAATCTAAAGATATAAGTATACTTCAAAACGATGTAGGGCATATAAAAGAAGATGTAGGACAGATTCAGGAAATAACACAAGAAACTCGAGATCTTGTCCAGAGAATAGCAGGGAGCATGGGGGTGGACTAATGGCTAATTATTGCACGGAATCTGATATAGAGATATTATTTCAAAAGATAAGCTGGAGCGAGTCAAGTAAAATGACTTCTACTCAGTTGGGTGAGATCATAACACAGCAATCCGCATGGGTAGATGCAAAAATTGTAAATGCTTATGAGGTGCCGGTTACTGATAGTGAGATGCTTGAGGTGTTAACCATAGTATGTAAATACGCCGTAGGGGCCGAGGTTATAAGGATCATTAAAGAGGCGAATGGGTTAACAGCAGATGAGAGAGATATAGCGGATAAGTGGCAGAATAGGGCAGAGAAGTTAATAAGTAATATAATAAATGATGACTTACAATTCCCAGACGCAGATAGACAGTTTTCATCTGATGCAAGCCGTACAGGGGCAAATGACGCTAATGGCAATGCAAGAGAAGCAAAGTTTACAATAGATAAGGAATACTGATGGCACTAGCACTTAGCTTTACAGTATTTGGAGAGAAGCAACTCAATAGGTTCTTTGATGATTTTGCTCTTGGTATTACAAATTTTAAGATACCTTTTTCAAATATATCGAAAGATTTTTACGCTACTCAAAAACAAGTTTTCCAGCGCGAGGGAGCGATCGAAGGGCGTAAAGCGTGGGCGCCCTTAAGCAGTAAATACGCGGAATGGAAAGGGGCAAACTTCCCAAGTCGGAAAATTTTAGAGTTGTCAGGAGATTTAAAGAAAGCATCAACCACTCAGAACGCAAAAGGTTCAGTATTCAAGCTGACAAATACATTACTTGAGATGGGGGTTAACTTAAATGTCGGAGGATGGAATCTAGCGGAGTTGCATCAATTTGGAACTAAGAATATGCCTCAACGTAAAGTGATAGACTTGACAAACAAACAAAAGGTCAGATGGACAAGTATCTTTTCAGTATATATTCAGAAACTCGCTGAGAAATCAGGCAAGACTAAAGGATTCGGGCAGAGGACTATATGAGCTATACAGTAGATGCAGAGAGTGTAGGTTTTAAAATACTGGATTTGTTGGGTGATAATTTGTCAACGAAGTTGACTGCAATACAAACTGAGAAGAGTGATAGTATTGTACTAGATAATATTCGCAGATACTTCTTTGGGGATAGGGAGGATGTGCCTTCGAGTCAAAATATGCCGGCCATTATAGTAAAAGTCAGGAGTGCCACACCACAGCCGATAGCTGTAGATGGAAGGTATAGAGATGAGATAGTAGTGGAGATCGATTGTATAATAGATGGAAATATGAATTTAGCTGTAACTGTTGATAGTAGAAGTTATGATTGGGGAGAAATTTTAGATATGAAGATCATGCGCTATGCACGCGCGATAGTAGAGATATTAGCTGAAAATGAACAACTAGGAGAGAAGGCAGTTATCACAAATTTTTCAGATGTTATAGTTTCGAACATCTTACCTATAAATAGAACTATGTTAAAGGCATGTAGAATTGAGTTATTGATACAAGGCGTAACTAACCAATTAGGGGGATAAAATGACACTTATAAGTAAAAAAGCGGTATGTTTGGCAAAAGAAGAAGGCACTTACGGAGTAGATCCTACGCTTGCAGCTGGGAGTAATGCATTTGAGGTAATTAGTGATTTAACAATTACACCAATTGGAAATTTATTAACTCGTTCGCCTTTCGGAAATACTATATCACAGGCCCAGCCTCTTCTCGGTTCTCGTTGGGTAGAAGTGAGTTTTGTGACAGAGCTTAAAGGTTCTGGTACGGCTGCAACAGCGCCTCGCGGAGTGGGAGATATGTTTGAGGCATGCGGTATGAATGAAGCAGTTACAACTACTGTAACTTATACACCAGAATCATCTAGCTTTAAGTCAGTAGCGCTTGAGATATTTATAGATGGCATAAAACATCAGATACTCGGATGTCGTGGTACATTTAAACTTTTGTTTATAGTAGGAGAAACAGCAAAGATAGAATGGAACTTCATGGGTAAATATACTATACCTACAGATGTCGCCATTCCTTCACCAACATATGATTCCACTGTACCGCCTACAGTTCTGGGTGCAAGTTATACTTGGAACTCTGACGCTAATGCCAGCGTAATACAACAATTAGAGATGGATCTGGCAAATGTAATAGCTGCCAGAGACTCACTTAATGATGCAACTGGCATCGCTGGATTTGAGGTTGTAGGTAGAGAGCCAAAGGGAAGCATGAATCCTGAGACAAATGTATTAGGGACATATGATTTCTTTACGGAATGGACTGCATCTACAGAGCGCGCTATTACGATCACAATAGGTTCAGCATCTGGAAATAAATATGTTATAACTGCTCCAAAGGTAGTAATAGAATCTATTGGATACGGAGATCGTAATGGTATTAGGGTTTTTGAGATACCGATCAGGTTTGCTAAGAGTTCAGGAGATGATGAGATTTCAATAGTTCATTCGACATAGGAGGTTCACATGGTATTACTTTCAAAGAAAGCTATCCTTTTAGCTAAAAAAGAGGGTGGTCAAATTGTAGTTACTACAGGTGTAAATGACGCATTGGATTTTGGCGAAGATGGCGGGGGAGAGATACAGTCTACACTCTCTGCCGGTATTTACACTCCAACAACACTTGCCGCTGAGATACAAACACAGATGAGGGCGGATGGAGATAATAACGCAACGTGCGTATATTCAACTACCACTAAGAAGTATACTATCGCTAATGCTTCACTTACGACATTAGAACTTAAGTGGCAGTCAGGCACAAATACAGCCACCACAATAGGTGACTACATAGGCTTCTCTATAGCAGCGGATGATACGGGAGCCAAAACGTACACAGGAGATAATGCCGCTGCCTATGGCTCAGATCCTACGCCCGCGGTATCAGCTGATGAGTTTGAGGTTATAAGTGATCTTACAGTGACTCCTGTGGGTAACTTACAGGCTAGAATGCCATTTGGCAACACCATATCACAGTCTAGGCCACTCTTAGGCTCTAGGTGGGTAGAACTTAGCTTTGTAGTGGAATTAAAGGGTTCTGGGACATCTGAAACGCCTCCTAAAGGCATAGATGCACTCCTCGAGGCCTGTGGTATGGATCAGGCTATAGGCGCGACAGAGGTAACATACACACCCACATCTACAACTAACCTTATACCGTCATGTACAATATGGATATATCTCGATGGGACATTACATAAGGTGAATGGATGCAGAGGATCATTTAAGCTTATATTAATAGCTGGTGAGACAGGGAAGATAGAGTTTACATTTATGGGATTTTATGCTATTCCTACGGATGTAGCAATAGCCAGTCCTACATATGATTCAACTGTACCGCCCACCGTACTTAGTGTTAGCTTTACATTTGACAGCACATCATTTCGTATACCTCAGTTAGAATTAGATCTGGCGAATGTACTGAGTGTGCATCAAAGTATGAACGAAGCTACAGGTGTGCCGGAGGTGAGTATAGTAAATCGTGAGCCTAAAGGTGTAATGGCACCAGAGGCAGCGGTATTGGCAACTTATGACTTCTTTACTATATGGACTGGATCTACTGAGAAGGCAATATCAGTTGTGGTTGGTACAGCAGATGGTAATAAATTTACAATAACAGCTCCTAAAGCAGTTGTTGAATCAGTGGGATATGAAGATAGGGACGGTGTGAGAGCATATGCTATACCGTTTAGACTTGGTAAATCAGCAACAGCAGGAGATGATGAAATACAGATAGTACAGAATAACGTATAAGAAATTGAAAGGAGGTAATTTTGGAAATTAAAATTTTAACAAATGGAACCGCAGATCAGACAACGGTTGAAGTAAATGGTAAAAAGTTAGACGGCCTTTTAGAATTTCACTTCTCGATGAATCCCAACCGAAAAAAAAGAATTTCAAATGACAAATTCATCGATTTAAAAGGCCGATGTAAAATGTGTCAGGGGTTTAATAGGGACTATAGAAGTTACTTTTTTGAGGATTTTAATAAATTAGACCAAGCTATGAAAGGGGGAAATTGATATGGGCGGCATAGTCACACCAAGAAACAAATCAGTTTTAGCGGAGTACATGACCAAAACAATAAAAATTGAAGATGAGTATGAGGTGACAATTAAGAAGCTTTCAGGACAGGATCAAATGGACTTAAGTAAAATAACGGATGACATGGAAAGAGGCATCGAGACTATTCTTAAGTGCGCTATCCGTTGGACATTTACGAATATTGATGGTTCTGCACTTGCATTAACAAGAGATAATCTTTTAAGAGTAAGGGGTGATATATTAACAGAGATGGGACTGGAATGTATCAAATATAATAATCCTGTAAAGGAAAAGAAAGATGGCACAAAATAAAGTTGTAATAACAATCCAAGCAAAAGACGCTGAGAAAACAAAGGCTGCACTCCGGGGCATCGGAGTGCAGACCAAGCAGATGGGTAAGACCATGTCTAAGGCCGCGATTTTGGCGCGGAATGCGTTTCTGGCATTAGGCGCTACGATTGGAGTTGCTGGTATTGTTTTTGGTATTAAGAAAATGATTAATACTGCAATTCAGTTTGAGGGTGCATTTGCTGGTGTACGCAAAACAGTTGATGCTACAGAGAAGGAATTTAAACAACTGGAAAAAGGCCTTATAGCTATGTCAAAGAGGATTCCTGTATCAGCAAAGGAGTTAGCAGGGATTCAAGAAATAGCTGGTCAGCTTGGTGTTAGAGGAGTTGATAATTTAACACAGTTTACTGAAGCAATCGCAAAAATAGCTGTTACTACAAACCTGACACAGGAAGCTGCTGCCATAGGATTTGCAAGGATCGCTGCAGTTATAGGAGAACCAATATCAAATATAGAAAAGATGGCATCTTCTGTTGTTGATCTCGGCAATAAATTTGAGGTAAATGAACAAGAGATACTTACCTTCTCCCAGCGTATTGCTGGTATGGGTAAGGTAGCAGGATTGACCGTTGATGAATTATTTGGTATAGGCGCGGCATTCGCGTCAGTCGGTATACAGGCTGAGGCTGGTGGTACGGCTGTAAATAAGGTATTGCTTGATTTAACAAAACAAAGCAAACGTGGAGGACAGGCATTTATAGATTTTGTAACTGACTTAGAAGAAGCAGGAGATGATGCTGCAATAATTTTAGAACAGTTAGGATTTAAACAAGCTCGCACACAACGCGCTTTCCTCTCTCTTGCCGGCGCAGGCGGTAAGTTAGAAAAAGCGATGAGGATATCTAATGTTGCACTCGAGGATGCAACTGCTTTAAATATAGAGGCAGAAAAGAGATTTGAAACTACAGAATCAAAGATGATACTATTTAAAAATGCAATAGATGGGTTATCTTTATCGTTTAAAGATAACTTTTTACCTTCACTGGCAAAAGCTGTAATAGGATTAACAGACTGGATAAATAAATTAGTAGAAGCAAGCGAAAAAGTAAATGAATTAACAGTAGCAAATCTCACAGCAGAGATTGTTGAATTAAGCGAACGATTGGAAGAAACAGGAAATGTATTAGTACGGGTAGGAGAAGATAATATTGATTTAGAGACTCTTATTCAGGAAAAATTAACAGAAAGAGCTGAATTAATAGAATCAATGAGAGAGGCAGAAGCAGCAGCGGCGGAAGAAAAAATCGCACAATCAGAAGCTATTTTAGATTTTGATTTTTTTACACCTCTTGCTAACCAAATACAAGCTGTTAGTGATTTAAGATTTGAAGAAGCATTTTTAGCAAAAGAAAGAGCAAAAAATAGTGTTAAGAAAATTAAAGATACTCTTCTTGAAAATTCAAAAAATGAATTCATAAAAGATACATTTATAAAAGGTCAGATTGATATGTGGAAAATTGCCAGTGAGGGAAGAGATGCCTTTAGTAAAGGTATGTCTATGATGGCAATAGATCTAATCGAAGGAAATAAAACCATTAAAGAGTCTTTTGAAGATTTAGGAAAACAAATGATTAAGATATTATTAGATTGGATTATTCAAACTGCTATTAACGCTGCTCTATCAAAAGCCTTTAAATCAGCTGAAGTTTCGGCAGCATTTGCGACTGGCACAGCAATCGCCACTGCAATGGCTCCAGCTGCAGCTGCTACATCACTTGCCACATCTGGTGCTAATGCCATTCCTGCTGCAGCTGGCATAGCTTCTACACATGCTCTTTCACATTCATTAGCAGTGGCAGCAGAAGGAGGCGACGAGATAATTCGCAAACCTACATTAATACTTGCAGGAGAAGCAGGCGCAGAGAGAGTACAAGTCCAACCCCTACGGCGCGGAGGAGAAGAAGCAGGCGGAGGCAATGGAATGGTAGTCAATATCACAATCAACAACCCCACAGGGGTTATAGATGATGAGTTAATGAGGCAAATTACAGAAGAAGTGTCTTTTGCACTTGATGTGGAGGCGAGTAGATGAGTGGTAATAAAGAAAGAGGTGACTTATCGCAAACGAGGTAGAAATAAAATTTAACGCGCAAAACTTAGACTCAGGAAACTACGCAGTTGATAGCATTAAACTTGATGAACCAAAGCCCGTCAAATCATTTAACATCCCAAAAAGAGACGGATCAATAGCAGAGACAGCGAAACGTAAATCCCTTAAGATCACAATAGTCGGAAGTGTCATCGGCTCTGATTACGATGCTTTAAGGACAAACATAGACACCTTAAAAGATAAGCTTCAGGCCGGCATCAAGTCACTTACGCTTGATGATGATAGAACAGTACAGGCACAATTACAGAGTTTTAATTATAGTTTTGAGGCTATAAGAACATTTGCCAAATATAAAGCTGTCTTTTTGGCACATGATCCTTTATGGTTGGGAACAGAAACGAGTGACTCAAGAACTCCTTCCACGGGAGTTGGATATACTTTGAATAACTCTGGTAATGCTAATGCAAGAGTAAAAATTGTTATTACCGCCCCGGGGGGAGATATAACAGATGATATGCAAATAGAAAATACTACGGTGGGACTATTATGTAAATATAGAGGTACTGTTACAGCGACAAAAGATTTAGAGATAGATAATAGATACGATACGGATGACTTTGAAGTAAAAAATGATGGAACACTTGATATGGCGAATTTTGAAGGCGATTTTATATACTTACAACCTGGCAATAATACAATAGAGCTAACAGGTACAATGGGAGTGACTGTTATAACATGGAAGCCAGCGAATTTATAAAAATATATTTTTGGGGATTTGGGATAGCATTTATAATTGAGTTTATAACTTTACTAAGGGTTATGAATAGAGCGAGGATAGAATATCAACTGGCAAGTTTAGTAATTTTACCGTTTCTTAGTTGGTTTTATGTTTTATTATTTGCTTATTGGGTGTTTGAAATGATAGGGTGGGATTACGAAGATAATGGGCCATTTGGGCATTATCATGCATGGAGATTAAGATAGAATGGCAAACGCAACAATCTATAATGTAGAACTCCGCGACAAAAACGGCAATCTCAAACAATACCTTACACCGTTTATTTCAAAAGTATCTTGGGAATGGAACAGGATAGGCGGATGCGGTAGATGCCTTATAACACTCAAAAAAACATACCGTGATATTACATTTGGTGCGAGGGATGATATTCAGATACGCATTAAAAGTGGATCTGCAAGCGTGCTTGTATATCGTGGATGGATAGGAGAAGTGATACCTATATTAAAGATAGGCCAAGAGATAAAACTTAATGTGAGGGGATATTTTGATTTGTTGAATTTTGTTATAATACAAGACGGAGGCGCAATAAAAACATATACTAGCGATCTTATTTCAGAAATAGTTGACGATATAGCAGATAATTTTATCGCGGCAAACACCCCTATAACGAAAGGTACAATTGATGCTTCTAGCTTTACAGCTGATAGTATGGAATTTAAAACTAAGGTTACTTCAGCCTTACAAACCCTTGCAGAATTAAACGGAGCAATAGAGTACGGGGTAGACGAAGATTTGGTGTTTTTCTGGAGGGATGATAGTACAACGCTGAACAATAAGTTTTTCGTAGGTGCTAACGTAGAAATTTTAGAGCGCAGGACAAATTATAATAGTTTAATTAATAAGATATATTTAGAAGGCGGAGATGTAGCAGGAACGATTTATACTCGGTCAGGAGAAGACACTGACAGTCAAAGTAATTTCTTTTTGGCAGAAACAGTTATAGTAAACTCAGCCATAGTGACAAATGGTGTTGCGGATAGGTATATCAGCCAAGTGCTGGGAGAAAGGTCTAGTCCAGAAATAAGACTCAGGTGTAGAGTTAAAAATACGAATATCAGAATGGAAGATACTATACCCCTTGGGCTTGTAGCTATAGAAGATGCAGATAGTGACGCCACACGCGCTGTATGGGGTACGACAACTAACGGTGGAAGTAATTTTATATGGGGCATAGCAGAAAATGGCGGAGCAGGAGGTATCTGGGGAGGGGTTTTTAGCGGCCAGATAGATAAAATATCTTATACCTTATCAGATACAGACGAACGATTTAATATTAATTTCACAGTAGGTAAAACTAAATTCCTAGACACAGCCGCAAGGTTAAAACAAATTGATCTTGATCTGGCAAGTCTAAGACAAGCGAGGTAATTTATGGCGGCAAGTTATCCAAGTTCGGTAAAATCATTTACAGATTTAGTTGACGGCACCACATTTATGGAAGGAGTGAATGTAAATGTAGGATATGATGAGATAGAAGCAATAGAGGCATTTGTGGGTGCACCTTCTACGGCACAGACCCATCATGTCACTCTTATAACGCTTCTCATAGGGTATATTCATAATTGCCAAGTAGAATTTAAGGGAGTAGCGGATCTATATGTCAGAGCTGGTGAGATAATGATACCTGACGCATCAGGTAATCTTAAGCTTAGGCGCAATCCTTCTGACACTACTGTAACATGGGCAGATATTGATACGGGAGCTGAGGCTGGAAGTACCACATATTATGTTTATGCAGTTGGAGATGCAACAGCTACGACATTTACAGTTACTATTTCGACAAATTCATCTACACCAACAGGTAAAACATTTTATCGTAGAATAGGAAGTTTTTATAATGATGGGTCGAGTAATATTATAGAGAATAGAGTTACGAATGAAGGAGCGAGTTTAGAGCTTCAGAATATTGAGAACGTGGCGGGGATGACTGCTGTACACGGGGATGTACTTTTCTATGATACTAATGGCAGGTGGAATCGTTTAGCCGCTGGCACGGATGAGGAGTTTCTGCAAACTAAAGGCAATGCCGCGGATCCTATATGGAGTAAGATAGATCTGGCGGATACGGGCGAGATTACAGGTACTCTTGCGCTTGGTAATGGTGGTACGGGAGCAACTACGCTTGCGGGGGCAAAAATAGCAATGAGAAATTCTGGAAATTATACAGGAAATGCTACTGCCAATACAACGGTGGCACATGGATTAGGATTTACACCTGTATTTGTTTATAGTTCAAGTCAAATAGGAAATACAGCTGACGATGGTATGTGGGCTACGGGTATGGCTAATATAATGAGAAATCCTTCAGGACAAGTTATAGATGATACAACTGGAACACCAGACGCAACTAATTTTTACTTAGGAGATGCTACTGCCAATAGAAATACTGTAACATTTTATTGGGTAGCATTTGCATAATGAAACTTTGTATAAGAAAATCTGATAATTCAATAGTAAATAGTATTCAAACAGGTCATCCTTCAGATAAAGATTTAATAAATAATGCTATATCAATAGATGGAGGAACGATAGATGATTACTATACTATACCTATTACAAATCGTGAGATGTTTCGAGCTATTATGCCGAATGAAGCATTTGTAATATATGAATTTATTAAAAGTGATTACTTAAAAAAATATTTACAATTAATATATGAAAAAGATTTTGAAGAAGTAGATCCATTAACACTTGAAGAAATACAATTTAAAGATGGCACAGATCATTTGTATAAAATCTATGCCAATAAAGTTTTAAAACGAATCCAAAAAGTTATTAAGACTGTTAATGGATTAGTGTTTAGGGCGGAGGAGAGAAGAATAGAGAACGGAAAGCTTTACATAAAGCTATGCGAGAAGGACAAACTTAGATTGGATATAGAGAGTATACAGCCAGAGATGTTTGTCACAAGAAATTTTAAGTTACTACTCAATGGATAAGAAAGAGATTTACGCTCAGATGTCAAAAGTCATACACCATAACAAAAATATAGCATATGCAATACAAAGAGATAAATTAGAATATATATCCAAAATGGAAAATCATATAGGAGACTTAGGGGAATTGAGTAGAGAACTTTTAGAACTAGTAGGATTACTGGAGAAATACAATGGATAACGAAACCCTACAAATGATATGCATTATAGCAGGCGTAGCCCTAGGCATGGCAGGTGGCAAGTGGTGGAAGGGCCTGAGGCGATATGTCATGTTTGTGGTGTTTTTGACATGCGGAGCGCTTGCCGGGGGGCAGAGTAGGGAGATCTTGGTATATTCAGCTCTTTGGGGATCATTCTCAGCGCACCTGCCATATGGTGAACGTACTCCTTACTGGTTAAAAGCGGTTGTTGGGGTTCTAATAGCGAACTCTACATCACTCATGGGGTTTACAGCGTGGCAGGGGATAGGATCGGTGGCGTTCATACTTACGTTTATACTGTCTAATAATAAGAAGTATGCGAGAGAGTTTTTCTGGAAGGTATGTGAGGCTATTGTTTGGGGATGTGTTGGGGTTAGTTGGGCAAGACTTATAGTATAGGAGAGATATTATGAAACAATGGATGTGGATAGTCTTAGGGGTATTAGTAGTTGTAGGGTGGATAGCAAAGCAGATCTATAACGGCATAATGGCACTAGGAGGGTAAAATGGAAATTAAACGGGATCCATCAGTAAGGAAATTTGTAGCGAGGGTATGCGTATTCACGTATTGCGCTATAGTAGTGGGTTTGTTTGGCGCAATGTGTTTTGAGATTATAGAGCCTGCGGTATTTTTAGGGGTGTTCGCAGGATTTGCAATGTTAGGTGGGCAGGTGGTAACATGGTATTTTGAGAGGAAGGATAGACAACAGAAGGAGGCATAAAATGATTGACTGGCGAATAGTAGTGGTGTTATGTATAATGGTGGCAGGGGTTGTAGGAAGTATAGGCTGGACAATAGGAAAGAGAGGGTAAAGATGAAAATTGTATGTTTGATTGTAGCATGTTTACTTGTTTGTAGTTACGCGCAGGCTGACGAAGGCGCGGGACTATCGATCACAGACACGGTGGGAAACTTCATCGAGAAGCTAAAGCTTGAAGAGTTGAAGCAAGGTATGGCATGGGATTTTGTGAATAATAAGGACTGTTATACATTTACAAAGTCTGTATGGTCACCTGACGAGTTTAAGGATGAGGAAAAAACACAAAAGAACATCTGGAGTTACTTGTCGATTGACATAGGGTATACCTCAACTGATAAATTCTTGGTAGGCGGAAGCGTAAATCTTCTCAAGATGAGTGATCATACGAGTATACCTGTATTAGATCTCCTAAGGCTTGATGTAGGCGCCTGGGGTGGATGGGGCAGGATCCAGATAGGTGGAGGGATGGAAGCGAATAATGAATGGGCGGGTGGAGTTAACTTTTGTATTTTGAAGATAACAAAATGAACGCTATATTTGAGATTATAAATAAGCTTTGGCCATCCCAGAAAAGGCGCGATGTCAAAAAGTTGGAACGCTTAGAAAAGGAATACGCTAAAGCATTAAGTGAAGATCGTGATACTGACGCTTCCATGATAAGGAAACAATTAAACGATCTTAGGAGGTTAATGGGCCATGCGGAAACTTAGTCCTATATTATTTTGTTTACTATTTGCTGGGTGTGTCAGTACTTCACAGAAGGCTTTTATCATGCCGAATGAGATGATATACACGGTAAAAGCTGGGACTCCGGTTAATGTCACAATAGATAATAAACCTGAGGCAGTAACCTTTGGCCATTCGATGAAACTTGTGTCAAGCTCGACGCTCCTAAATTATGAAAAGATGATGAATAATAATATCTTGAAGAATATTAAAGTCACAAAGAAACAGGCAGGGTGGACAGGAGCCATAACGAGCATATTGGGGATTGTGGGGTATTTATTAAAAAGACGGAAAAAGGCTTGACAGGAATTGATTCACATGGTAGTATTGTAGTGTAAGTTAAAGGAGACATTGAAGTGAAAAAGGAGGATTAGCAAAATGATGAATGCTCGGATAAACGGTGTTTTTTTATGTTTAAATGCAGCCACGGTATTTCGGGTTCAAATCCCGAGACTTCCACTCTCCGACAAGGTGAGCCGTAAGTCCGAGCATATCGTGGCTGTTTCTATTTAAAGGAGGACTTATGACACCGCGCGACAAAAAATATCTTCACGATCTACATGAAAAGCATTACGGATCAGGTGGCAAGAAGGAAACGACAGGTGACTCTCGTAATTCTTTAATGCTCATGGTCAAAGAACGTGGCATCAAGAACTATCGCATACTTAATAAGGAAGAGCTTATGAGATGCTTAGACAAAAAGACATCGCCTGATGAGATTCTCATGATCATAGATATAGCCAAGAAGAGATGGAAGGCAGGATGGGGGAAGAGAAAATGAAACCACCAAAAAGACTAAAACAATATATCAGGGATTACAAGAAAATCATCCGCAGGAATAAGAAGCTGTTCGCGCTTGCGATTCTCTTTATGTGTAGCCCTGTAGAGGCACAGGAGATGGATCTTACGCGAGCTGTCATTCATCACACAGCAAGTAAAGATGTATCAGTAGAAACAATAGACCGGTGGCATAAGGAACGTGGCTGGGACGGTATAGGCTATCACTACGTGATCCGCAAAGATGGCACTGTATATAAAGGAAGGCTCTTAACAAAATTTGGCGCTCACGCCAAAAGCCGCAACCATTATATAGGTATCGCGCTCACAGGACACGATTATTTCACAAGGGCTCAGGTATCAAGCCTTAAAAATCTACTTATAGAATTAGAGATAAAAGAGATAGAGAGACATCACGAGGAATGTCCGGGTAAAGGACTGGATATGGATCGAGTGAGAGAAGCATTAATTTATTAAAGGAGGTAGCAAATGAAAATTGTCAGACTAGAAGCACAGAATGTACTTAACATTAAAGCTATTGAGATTCAGGCTGATGGCAAGTCAGTTGTTTTGAGCGGTAAGAACGAAGTAGGAAAGTCATCAATCATTGATTCGATCATGATGGCATTAACAGGGAAGATGGTTGAACGACCTATCAAAGATGGAGAGAAAAAGGCTGAGGTGAAAGTTGATCTTGGGGACTATAAGATTAAAAGAGTATGGACAGAGGCAGGCAATAGGCTTGAAATCACGTCTAATACTAAGGAAGGAGCTATTGTCACGCATAAGAGTCCGCAGGCGCTGTTAAATGGCATCCTAGGGGCGCTATCCTTTGACCCTTTGGCATTTAAGGCTATGGATGATAAAGGGCAAAGGGAGCTATTAATGAGGCTTGTAGGGCTTGATTTTGGCAAAGAGGGCATACAGAGGCAGGATCTATATAATGAAAGAACAGCAAAGAACAGGATGCTTGGAAACTATAAATCAAACCTGATGTTAACAAAGGCGCCGGAGTCAGGTTTGCCGAACACAGAGACTTCATTGGTTGAAGAGCTTCAGAAGATTGAAAGACTTGAAAATAGCAGGATGGCTCATGTTGAAATGATAGGAAAGAAAAAGATGTATGAGGAATTAATAAAAAAGAATAGAGAGGAGATAGATAAAAGACACAAATTAGATAGACAACAGGTAGAAATGTTACAGGAACAAATAAGGACTATTGAAAAAATGAACATTGTTGCAGTAACAGATCTTGACAAAGAAAGGCATGCAATAGAAGCAGATTTAAAAAAGATACAAATTCCTGATGAAATAAAACAGGAAGATATAGACAAGGCAAGAGCAATATTATCAAATGTTGAAGCTACAAATGCTAAGATCCGCAACGCAGTGACTTACAAGGATTGGAAGACAAAGGCAGACGCGGCTCAAAAAGAGGTTGATGATCTTACGGTAAAGATAGAGGCGATTGATAAAGACAAGGTTGAAAAGATTACAAAGGCGCAGTACCCGGTGGCAGGACTGGCTGTTGATGAGAATTGCGTGCTTTACAAAGGCATACCATTTAGTCAGGCATCAGATGGCATGAAGGTCAGGATATCTACATCGATCGCGATGAAGCTCAATCCTACGGTCAGGATCATACTTATAAAGGAAGGGAGCTTCCTGGATTCAGACGGTATCAAGGCGATCACAGAGATGGCTAAGGAAAATGATTATCAGCTCTGGATTGAAAAGGTATCGGATGAAAAAGAGATTGGGATTAAAATAGAGGATTAATTGGAGAATATGCATGTCTAAACAAAATTTAAAACTTTTTAATCACCAACAAGAAGCAGTAGACATGGCTATTAAAAATAATGGTAAGTTAGCCATATTTGCAGAGATAGGTTTGGGCAAGACGCGAACAGCTTTGGAGATCTACTCGGTCTTGCGTAGGCTTGATCCCGGTTTGAAGCTGTTCGTTGTCTGCCCTATCTCGCTGATTGAAGCTGCTTGGGGGGAGGATATAGAAAGATGGACAGATTTATGTTGGTGTAATTTAAGGAAGAGTGTAGAAGTAGGCACAGGCGCAGGGGATATCTTCATTACTAATTATGAAAGCATGTTAACTAAAAAACTTAATATGTCAATGTTTACTGGTAACTGGATGATCGTACTGGATGAATGTTTTGATGGAGATACTTTAATAGATACTCCTAAAGGAAAAAGAAAAATAAAAAATATTAAAAAAGGAGATTATATTATAAATTGCTTAGGAAAAAGTAAAGTATTAAGTAGTAGGATAAAAAAACTTGACTCTTGGATTAAAATTAAGTATAATAATAAATGGATAAAATGTTCATTAAATCATCCCTTTTTAACTATAAACGGATGGAAAAAAGCACAAGATTTAAAAATGCATGATATTTTAGTGGGGGTTAGATATGCTCAAAAAGAAATGTCAATTTTGCAAAAAAATCTTTCAAGCTGTCACAAAAAACAAACATCCAAACGGAAAAATTTATTATGCAGATACCCCGAAACGTCGTTTTTGCAACACATCTTGTTCAGCGAAATGGCGAATGGCTCAACCAGAAATTCGATCAAAAATCTACAACGACAAAGTCAGCAGAAAAATTTCATTAAAATTAAAAAAATGGTTGGCTTCATCTCATCCAGATGCTATAAAACAAATAGAGAGAATACGCAATCTTTGCCCATCAAGAGATCTAAAAGTAAGAAAAAAAATATCAGCAAAATTAAAACTTATCAAGTGGAAACCAATTCTCCAAGGTGGAAATGGACGGCCCCTGCCTATTCCACAAAGCAAATTATTAAAATTATTGGGAAAAATGTGGGTAGCCGAATTTGCAGTGCCTACAAATGTAAAAAGAGGCCTTGGTTTTTCGACCAATTACAAAATCGATATTGCATATCCATCCCAAAAAATAGGAATAGAAGTAGATGGATTCAGTCATTGTGCAAGAAGAAAATTAGATATAAAAAAGGACAAACTTTTGACTTCGCAAGGGTGGAAGATATTAAGATTTACAAACAAAGAAGTAATGATGAATCAAGAAAAAGTATTAAACAAAATATATTCTATGATTTAGAAATAGAAAATCATCCATCATTTTCTGTGAATGATGTTTTAGTTCATAATTCCTCAAAGCTCAAAAATCCAAAGGCTCAAATCACTAAGAAACTCCTTAGCATAAAACACATCTTTAAACACCGCGTCATTATGAGTGGCACTCCTGCACCGAACGGAGAATGGGAATATTGGGCGCAGATGAATTTCATACGCCCGGGGATATTCCATGAGAGATTTGGGCCATTCAAAAATTATTATTTTCATCTGGAGCGTAAGGGAGGCCTTGAGAGATTTCAAGGGCAGATCATGACTAAAGACATGGCGCGCAGGATGTTTACTCAAGGGTGGAAATACGCCATAACACCTAAGAGGAAAGAGGAGTTACTGAAGAGATTGTTGCCTCATTGCCACTACGCTAAGAAAAAGGATTGCTTGGATCTGCCGGATCAGATAGATGAGGTGAGGAAGATAGAGTTACCACCAAAACTGAGGCGGTATTATGAAGATATGAAAAAGGATCTTATAATAGAGATTAAAAATACATATGTGACCGCTCAGACCGCCCTCACTAAGATTTTAAAACTTAGAGAGATTTGCAGTGGTTTTGGAATAGGGGAAGATAGAAAAATATTAGAATTAGGAGAAAATCCAAAATTAAGAGAACTCTTGACTCTATTAGAAGAGATAGGAAATCAACAGGCTATCATTTGGACAAACTTTGTATATGAAACAGAAAAAATACAATCTGTTCTGGGGGATAAAGCTATATCAATTTATGGAAAAACAATAGATAAATATCAATGTATAAATGATTTTAAGCAAGGTAGGTATCAATATTTAATAGCTAATATGCAATCATTAGCTCATGGAATTACATTGACAAATTGCTCTATACAGATTTTCTTTTCATTATCTTATAGTTATGAACAATACATCCAATCACGAGGCAGAACTCATCGTATATCTCAAGAAAATAAATGTACTTACATACATCTTTTATGTAAAGATAGCATTGATGAAGTCGTGTATAAAGTCTTGCAGAAAAAAGGAAAAGCAATCGAAATACTTGAAAATATATTGACACGTTAGATATAATTGAAAGATTTTTTATGAAGATAAAAGGAGTATTGGAATGTCAGAACGCCTGTTCAGAAATAGATTTATAAGATTTATCAAGAAAAATTACCCTAAGGCTTTGCTCATGCCTTTATCTGAAAGATATTTCTCTGGTTATCCTGATTTCCTTATCATTTTTCCAAATGGTATTCATATCTTTTTTGAGCTAAAAACAGAGAAGGGTAAGCTTTCAAAGCTTCAGGAGTATACCATTAATAAGATAAATTCTGTGGATGGGCGGGCGTATGTAGTTAGGTCGGTTGAAGAGGCGAGGAGGATATGTCAATGTTTAATAAAGTAACAAGTTTAGAATTAGCGAAGCGTATGAAAGAATTGGGGTGGGATTATGCGGCGGAGAGGTATTGGTATGTGCATAAAGAGATTGACAAACCAGATTATAAGGATTGTGTTTTGATAGGAGATTATAGAGCAAGACATGTTTATCAAGAAGATTATTGGCTTTGTTTCCATGCACCTGACGCAATAGAGTTAATGGAAAAGTTACCTGATAATATAAGATTATATAAAGAAAATAAAGTTTATTATTGTCATTATTCTTGGGTTAACGAGAGAGAAAGAAAATTAGATAAAAATTTTGCTCGCACAGAAGCAAATTATACTATGACAGAATCATTAGGTAAAATGTGGTGTTACTTAAAAGAAAGGAATTTACTCTAATGTCAAATGACCAACCAGTAATAATCGAAGACTTGTGGATAGTAAAGGAAACACCTAAGGCATACTTATTTAAGGATGACGATGGCAACGAGGCATGGGTTCCTAAGAGTATGGTGACAAGGATATCTAAGGGGGAGTATAGGGAAGATATCAGGTGGACAGAGGTACAGTGGGTTGAGATGGCGGAGTGGATCGCGAGAGAGAAGGGGTTGTTATGAATGGGGCAATGTGGACTGGCCGGCATTTAAGTGTCGTTAGAAAATTCACACGCCTTTGGTTGCCAGTAGGTGGGCCTTTCCGCCGTAAATACCAGAGGTAGCCCTAAATATAAAAAGGAGGCGTCAAATGACAGAACGTGACATGGTAGTAAACTTAATAGAATTAAGGGAGAAGAAGGCAGTACTGACAGAACAACTGGCTGAGGTACAGGATTCACTTAATAAGGTAGAGTCATCCATCATTGAATCGTTTTCTGATAAGGAGATCAAGACTATAAAATATGAAGGCCTAGGCTCTATCATAATTCCAAAAGCAAGGCTCTATGCTTCATATCAAAAAGAGAATGAAGATGATGTCTTCAAATTTGTCAGGGATAGAGGCGATGGTGCTTTAATTCGAGAGGCAATACATCCATCAAGTCTATCAAAATTTGTTGATACATTACTAACTTCAGGAAGGGAGGTGCCGGGGATATTTGAGTATTATTTTAAGCAGGGATTAAGGTTTAAAAAGTTATAAAAAAAAGGAGGAGCAAAATGAATCAGGAACTGGAAAAGAAAACCGAAGGCGCATTAGCCAAAGTACCGGCACGCGGGTTTGAAGAGTCTACAAACAAAGAGGATCTCATTATTCCTCGCGCATCTCTAGTACAGGCCACATCCCCGCAGATGTTAAGAGAAGAAGCAACGCATAAACTCGGACAGATTATCAACAGTATTACAGAGGAGATATTGCCAGAGGAGTTTGTGCCTATTTTTAAATTCACGCGATGGATCAGGTTTAACCCGCGCAAGAAGGATGATCCTAACTTTGATCCAGCATTTGATGCGGGGGCAGAGATTTGGAGGAGCAATAACCCTGATGATGAGAGGGTAAAAACAGAAGGAATATTTGGGCCTAATGGCGAGAGGCCGGCGGCTACGAAGTTTCTAAACTTCTTCTGTTACTTTGAAGGATGCAAGATGCCGATCATTGTATCATTCTGTAATACATCCTTTAAGGCAGGTAAGAAGCTTTTATCACTCGCTATGTATTCAGGCGGAGATATGTTCTCCAAGAAATACAAGCTCTTCAGTAAAGTAACATCAAATGATCTTGGGACGTTTGCAGTGTTTGATGTTATACCGACAGGGGTGGCTGGAGAGGAGTCATTTAAGGTGGCAGAGAACTGGTATAACCAGTTTAAGGAAAAGAAAATTGAAGTGCATCAGGAAAAATCTGATACAGATGAAGGGAGGTGAGAGAATGGACATTACCATATTTGCTCAAGAGATAGCAAAACTTGAGGGTGGCAAGGAACAGGTAAATATCGCGCAGATTGGTCAGATACTAAGGATCGTAAAGGATCTTCTGGTAGAAAAGACGGGCGTTGATATTTATGAGGTGATCAGGAAGGCATAAGACTTAAGGGGTCTAGACTTCATCTGGGCCCCTTAACTTTAAAGGAAACCATGAAACGAATCTACGAATACATAACCACCAAAGCAAAGCTAACACCCAAGCACAAAAAGGATCTCCAAGAAAAGCGCGGCTTTACAGAAGAGACTATCCAGAAATATAGGTTCTTCTCAGGCGGTACGCAATTCCTGAAGCTTGAGAAGGAGATTATCGAACAGTTTGATAAGGAGCTTCTCTTAACTTCAGGCGTATGTGTGAAGAGCGGCAAGGGCATTGCGATCTCTCCTATGCTCTTGGATGATCGAATTATTATACCTTACCTTGATAAGGAAGGAACAGCATACTTTACGCGCCCTCATAAATTAGGTTTGAAAGACGCCGGCATCCAAATATACCAAGAACTAAATGTAGACGGACGCGACATCGTGATCACCGAGGGCGAGTTTAAGGCCACAGCAGCCATGCAGATGGGCATCTCCACTGTAGCGCTTCCGGGGATAGCATCATTTTCAAGTCAGCACTTTTCAAGGCTTCTTAAATTCCTGAATGATAATAAGATTAGAAACATCTGTATCATTTTTGACAACGAAGAGAAATCTGACCCAAGACTACCAAACTATAAGGAGAACCCCTTAGACCGCTGGGACACGCCCTTCTATGCCTATTACATGGCCAAACAGCTTGATAAGGAGGGGTTCAGCACTACAGTAGGGTGGCTGCCGGACTCATGGAGGGTTAAGGGGAAGATTGATATTGATGGGGCGCTGGCGCAGGGAAAAGACAAAGATGATCTTAAGAGGGTGATAGATAAAGGTAAGACGCCGAGGATCTTCGTGGATGAGCTGCCGAAGGAAGCACAGTCTATTATACAACGTAAAATGGCCAAGCAGTATTTCAGGACTCATATAAGGAAGGAATTTAATAGATATATAGCAACGCGTAGAAGGGGTAAACATGAGTATGATGAGAGGATATCTAATTTTACGATCAAGATTATAGCAACACACGAAACACCCGAAGGTATATTAAGAGAGATATGTTTTAAGAATGAATTTGGACAGAGGACTTCTGCATTCACGATAGCGCCTGAGAGTATGTCAGAGACGGGGGGATTCAAGACATTCTGCCTGTCTAAGGGTAATTATATATGGAGCGGTAGAGCGGAGGATCTACAAAATATATGGGAAGGAGAGTTCCTAAATGACGACGGCAGACATATTATCGAACCGGATCACATTGGCTGGGTTAGTTCAGAGAATATATGGCTTTTCGGCAATGTCGCTATTGATCAAGACGGAAAAGAGCTGCGTGCTGATAAAAGTCACATATTCTGGACAGAAAAAAAAGGACTTAAACCTCTTGCGCTTGGAGTATCCTCGGGACGCATGGCAATCCAGGAAGGTATTCCATATTTAGCGACGACGGAATTTGATATCAAACAGATCAAACAGAATTTTACAGATACTATCGGCGAGATGGAGGCTTCCCTTTGCCTTGGGTGGGTATTCAGTGTGCCATTTATGGAAGAGGTGTTTGAGTTATATGGCTGTTTTCCGTTTCTCTTTATTACGGGCCGTAGAGGATCAGGTAAGTCGACGGTGGCAGAGTGGCTCATGAATTTCTATGGCCTCGAGAATGCGGGTAAGATGGCAGCGGACACTACTGCGGTTGGCATACAGAGGTACTTGTCATATTACTCGAGCTTACCGGTCTGGCTTGATGAGTATCGGAATACCAAACAGATAACCTACAAAAATGGCTTCCTGCGCAACGCCTACAACCGGCAGTCAGCAGGCAAGGGCATTAAGAGTGATTTCGGTGTCCGGGAGGCCAAGATCAGGGGGACATTGCTGTTCTCGGGTGAGGAAACGCCAGAGGATAATGCGCTCCTGACGCGGTGTTTACCTGTTACGGTGAGTGAGAAGAGCCGTACTACGAATCATTTCGATTGGTTTATGGCGAATAGGGTTAAGTTTAGCTATCATATACTGGATATATTACGAAGGAAGAAGGAAGTGCTGCCTATATTTATAAAGGTACTCAATGAAGGTAAACAATTTTTCGTGGGGAATGGGACAGACGACAGGACTGCTATAAACTACGCATGTGTATGTGCCGGGTATGCGGTTATGTTTGGGGAGAATGGGGTTAACTTTGCCAGATGGGTGAGAGATGAAACTAAGAGGGTTCAGCGGGAATATCATGATGAGCAGGCAGTAATAAGCTTCTTAGATGATCTTATTATGCTTAAGACTAGAAGACTTATAAATGATAACTATTGGGAAGAGAGCGATGGGAAGATTTATTTATACTTTCATGGCTTGTATAGTATATGGGCTATCGAATTCAGGAAGACCAGAGGCATAGAACCTTTTAAATCATCATCTATAAGAGACTATCTTAAGGAAGAACCTGGATATGTTTCAAATAATATAGTTAAAAAAATAGGCGGGGTTTGCAAGAAATGTGTGGCGTTTGATGCAGGGCTTGCGCCAGATATTATTAAGGCACTTGTTGAGGCAAATTATCATGAAAAATGAGAATGGCGTATATAAAGTTACGAAAATTACTCAACTTGAAAAGGTAACCGTTGAAAAGTTACGTATTGAAAACAAAAGGGTTATGTAAATGTAACCCGTGAGATTGGGCTTGCATGAAACTTGGGTAGAAGGCAAATTTTTATGGGTCGGAGAAAAAATGAGGAGCAAGGATGCACTTCGCTGGGTAACACGTATATATGCAAAGTCATCTCACGGGTTACATTTGCTGTAAGTCCTTTACGACAAAAGATGTTACTTCGAGCCTACTGGTTAAGGTAACATTTTTTCTTGACAAATCAGGGCTTTATGGTACAATAGTAGTAGAAGTTACAAGTTGTTTAAAAAAAAGGAGGTAAAAAATGACTGAAATGGTACAAGTTTTCTTTGGGGATATACTGGAAATGAAGAAGCAGAATCTTATAAATGATAGATTCTGGAACATCAAAAAAACCCACGCTCTAAGTACAAAGAAAATAATAAAAATCTACTTGCGTGGTCTTTACGTAGAATGGCTGGGTTTTATCGTTAGAAACGGAGGAGAGAGAATCTCATATAAAGTATTGTGTAAGGAAATGCGCAAATCAAACATCCAAGTAAATAAAGTCATAAGATTTGAAAATCAAATCTTAAAGGGAATAATCTTAAACTATGAGAATATTCCTGATGTATTAAAGGAGTTGTTCAATGTTTGAAACCCTAACACCACAAGACGAATTCATTAAGACGTATCAAGTTTTCAGGGCTTCAGTAGCCAAGCTTGATAGGCTGCTCGTAAGGGGCGAAGATGACCCCTTTGAGCGGCTCAGACATGCAAAGCTGCAGGCTAAGGTGGACGAATTGTGGTGTGATCTATCTCCTGAGGTGAGAGATAAACTAACAGATATCTTAATACTACGAAAGATGATGCCGAGTGAGGTGAGAGATGTGTTAAATGTTATGGGTGGAGAAGTTAGGAAGGTGACATGATCTCAACTCTATTAATGAAACTATGGATCATAGCATATGTCGCTACAGCAATAATATCTCTTTATGAACGTAACTATCCTCGCGCGTTATATTATATAAGTGCTGGTAGCTTGACTATGGCTGTATTATGGGGGACGAGGTGAAAAATTCCCTCGCGCGGAAGATTTTTCAGTGGGTATAGTTATATATTAAGACTTAAGAATATCAATGCATAAGGTGGTTTGGATGAGGATCATAGAAGGAAGACAGGATTGTGAGTGGAGCCGACCTATTTTATTGGCGTGTGCCGAAAGGAGAGTGTGAAATGGATTATACTCAAGCACGGAGTATACAATTATCCATGCTGGAATTGCGGATACCCAAATTAAAAGGAGTCAAAGTATGATTACAGGATACATCACATTAGAAGATACAAATGGTTTAGAAATTGAAGTAGAAACCACATGCGGACCAAAACTTATCACGGTCCAAAAAAAAGATTATCCAAATCTCAAACAAGGAGACATAATTCAAGTCTTCTTAGAAAAGATCTCATCATGAAACAAATCTTGGAAGCTTCGAGACAAAAAGATAAGGCAGAGGATAGAAAGAATTAGGCGGAAAAAGAAATGAAGTGGATAGCGATTATATTATTATTTACCCTGCGCGTACCGATGGATAACTCCATAGAAAGAGTAAGAGAAGTAATACGTAAAGGCAACCATACAGGTAAGAACTTAGAGGCTTATAACGGGGGGTTGAATAGAAATATAAGGTCTAACATATAACGAAAGGCGGTGCAAGATGAGTGAAAATAAAAATTGCTATTCCTGCAATTCTTGCTATTTCTGCTATTCCTGCGATTCTTGCTATTCCTGCAATTCTTGCTATTTCTGCTATTCCTGCGATTCTTGCAATTCTTGCTATTTCTGCTATTCCTGCCGTTCTTGCTATTCCTGCAAAAACATAAAAATGACAGAGCATAATATCTTTTGCTATTCAAAAATATACAATGATGAACACTCTTTCCAGCAGAAAAGATATAGAGCATTTAATAAAGAAGTCGGGAATGAGAGGTATAATAAAATATTTAGCGAGGTAAAAAATATTCTCGGAACTCCAAAGCTAAAATTAACTAACTTCTGGAAACAGGTTACACAAGAACAATGGCAGAAACTTCTCGCTATTCCAGAGGCAAAGGATTTTAAGGAAGGGTTTGAGTATATATCAGGGCAGAAGATAACAGATATACTTATAGGTACTACTGTAGAGGTAAAGGTGAATGGAGTGCCTTACAAGGCTAAGATAATAAGTTGAGGAGGTAGGTGATGGATATAAAGATAGTAAGTCGTTGGGATAGCAAAAAAGTTTTATTATGCGGTAAATATGAAAGCATTAAGGATTGTTTAGAAAGAAATACGGACGCATACTTGAGAGACGCATACTTGAGAGACGCAAACTTGACAGGCGCAAACTTGACAGGCGCAGACTTGACAGGCGCAAATTTGAGAGGCGCAAACTTGACAGGCGCAGACTTGACAGGCGCAAATTTAAGAGACGTAGACTTAAGAGACGCAAAAGAATACCAAAACTCCCACGACTTCTGGGCGGAAATAGTAAAAAGACAGCCCATAAAAACTTTCACAGATAAAGAATGGTCTATCATAGGACAGATAATTATTCATAGAATATGCTGGGATAGTATTAAAAAAAGATATGGTAAAAAAGCTATGCCCATATTTAAGAAATTAAGTAAATCAGGTTTTGGAGAGTTTGAAAAGAGCTATAAAGAAGTGTTGGGAGGTAGGTGATGGATATGAAAGAAGCGATAGAAATATTAAATAAAAAATTAAGCATTTACTTTAATATGTTGTGTAGAAAATTTCCGCCATCAGAAGTTATAGAATTTAAACAAGCCCTACAAACCGCCATAGACTTAATGGAGCGTTATGAGAGTATACAGAGATGGCCGAAGGAGAAGAAAAAGTTGTGTACTGGCAGTTTACATTTTGATGATTGCATTTGTGATGAAATAGAAGTCTACAACGAAGGTATTAAAGACTCTAAGTTAGCCCTACTTAGGAAGCAGGATGAGATAAGAGATATATTACAAATAAGATATTTTAAGTTAATGTCTCCAAATATTACTGAGTCTGATGCTAAAATAGTAGAAGATGTTTTATCTAAAGCCATTATACAAACTATAATAGAATAAAATCTCTGGGGGTGCTGTGGCGGAATTAGACGCTAGGGAAAATATGGTAAGTATCTCATAACAATAGAAGATTGGTAACTGAAAGGTAGGATAGTATGAGTGAAGAATTACATCAGTGTCCTTGTGATGAAGCGGTTAAGTGTATTATGGATGAGCCTTGTTTAGGATGTGAAACTTATAGTGAGTGGCTGAAAGGCAGGGGAGTATGAAAACCTGTAATAACAAAGGAGATTGTGAATATAAAGCACTCGGAGAGTCAAAGTGTACATATGAAGGCTACTGTGATTATCAAGCACCGAAGGACAGTAGATTTATATCTTTACATCCACCCATTAATGAGGAGGAGGAGTAGATGAAGAACCAAACAGGAATACGAGTAATGCGCTTCATAAATAAAATCTTTAACTTGAAATGTAAATGCAGATTTCCGAACTTAAGGCATTATTATAGTAGTGAGGGTAAAGTGGAGTTTTGTGTTGCATGTCAGAGGAGGAGGTTTTAACTGCTTATGAAAATCCAACAAAATCAAAAGAAATCGGTTAAAATCACTTGCTTTTTAACCCAAAATATATTGTATTGTAGGGGTGAGAGATGGAGATAAATAAAATCTATTGTGAAAATTGTTTGGATACAATGTCAAGAATGCCTAATGGGTTTGTGGATTTAACTGTTACAAGTCCACCTTATGACAATTTGAGAACGTACAAAAAAGGATTTGATTTTGACTGGAAAGCAACAATAACAGAGCTTTACAGAGTTATTAAACCGGGCGGTGTTGTTGTTTGGGTTGTTGGTGATGCTACGATTAAGGGAAGTGAAACAGGAACGAGTTTTAGACAAGCATTGTATTTTAAGGAAGTGGGATTTAATCTGCATGATACGATGATATGGCAAAAACCAGGATTCTCAGCAGTTGGAGCATTATCAGTCAGATATGCACCCGTATTTGAATATATGTTTATCTTGAGTAAAGGAAGGATAAAGACATTTAATCCATTGAAAGATAGGAAGGTAAAACATCCAAATAGTATTCTTACTGGAACAATAAGAAATCCAGATGGAACAATGAAGAGAATGTCTGGAGAAGGAAAGACTTATGGCAAAGGCGGATTTGGTCAAAGATATAATGTTTGGGAAATAAATCCACAATCACAAAAACAAAAACATCCAGCACCCTTTCCTGAACAATTAGCAAGTGACCACATAATAAGCTGGAGTAATGAAAACGATTTGATTTATGATCCATTCATGGGAAGCGGAACAACTGCAAAAATGGCAATACTGAACAATCGTAATTACATTGGGAGTGAAATATCAAAAGAGTATATCAAGATCGCAGAGAAGCGAATAAATGAAAATATTTAAGATATTGGAAAAAGAAATATCCATTGAGGATATGCAGAAGGTTGTAGATGTAAACAAAAATCAGTTAAGGAGTGGAAGATGGGAAAGCTTGAATTGATACAAGGTGATTGCTTGGATAAGATGAAAGATATTCCTGATGGTAGTGTTGATATGGTTTTGGCAGACCCACCCTACGGAACTACTGCTTGCAAGTGGGATTCTGTGATTCCGCTAGAGCCGATGTGGGAGCAGTTAAAGCGGGTGATTAAACCCAAGGGGGCCATTGTTATGACCGCGAGCCAGCCGTTTACTACTACGCTGATTGCGAGCAATATGAAGATGTTTAAGTATTGTTGGGTTTGGGATAAAATTTCTGTGACAGGTTTTGCAAACGCTAAAAGGCAACCTCTTCGACATATTGAAGACGTTGTAATTTTCTGTAAAAAAGCAACTTTTTACAATCCACAAGGGTTAAAGGTTGTTAATAAAAAACGCAAAAATTCAGCCACAGACGGTGGCCAGACACTAAAATCTGAACACATTTCAAATGGCAAGGGGGCTTTACGCACTGCCGGACTCGAAAGAACCCAGAAATTCACTAATTACCCACGGCAACGCTTGGAGATACCTAGAGAATCTAGCACGATGCACCCAACCCAAAAACCAGTAGCCCTGATGGAATATCTAATCAAGACCTACACCAACGAAGGCGAGATGGTACTGGACTTCACTATGGGAAGTGGAACAACGGGCGTGGCTTGTAAGAATCTAAACCGTAACTTCATCGGAATAGAGCTTGACGAAGAGTATTTCAAGATAGCAGAGAAGCGAATCGATGAAAATATATAAGATAACCGAAGCAAACGAAAAAATAGTTAAGGAGTTGAAAGATGGGAAAATTTAAAAGTTTTCTTGAAATTAAAAGAATTGATAAAAATGAAGCTGCAAGAATCTTGATACCCTATCATTATTTATCCAATATATCGAAAGGATTTAAGAGTGGCTTTAATTACGGTCTATTTTTAGATAACGATGTCGTGGGAGTCGCTATATTTACTGGACTACCTGTCCCTGAATTAGTCAAAGGTATGCTTGGATTAGAGAGGAATGAACAAGAAGGCTTGTTTGAGTTGAGCAGGTTGTGTTTAGAACCAAATATTCAAAATAAAGAACACAATCTGGCATCTTGGTTTTTATCGAGATGTATTAATCAATTAAGGAGAGAAACAAATGTGAGATTGATTTTAAGTTATGCTGATTCTGATTTTCATTCTGGAGTGGTTTATGCTGCTTGTAATTTTAAATATTACGGATTAACAGCACCTAAAAAAGATTTTTATATCGAGAATGAAGATGGTTCGTTTACGAAACACAGTAGAGGCAAGGTCAGGGGCGTGGCGGGGGAATGGAGGGCGAGAACAAGAAAACATAGGTTTTTGCTTAAATATGATTCGTCTTTGTCGGTGAAGTGGAAAGAAGAAAAGTGGTGTAAGAATGAAAATCTATAAGATAACCGAAGCAAGCGATTATCTCGGAGTGTCAATAAACACACTCAAGGCGCTTGCAAATAACAGTCGAAGTAGTTGAGAAGAAAGAAAAGAAATATGAAGAAGAATTAGCAGCGGATATTATGAAAATTCTGACTTGTTATTCAGCGAGATACTACGGTGCGAGAGGTGGCAGAAAGAGGAAAAATAAGTCTGAAAATGAGCTTAACGAATCTAATGGAATTTAAAAAGGAGGAGGCAATGAAAAACGCATACGCATTAGAAAAGGGCAAGATATATGTCGTAAAGTATTTAGGTCATGAGTTTACGGAAGATAGTATTTATTTAATGAGGGAAGAATTTAAGAAGGTGGGCGTTGAGGCAGCACTCATACGGGTTAATAATATGAACAGCTTTAAAGTAGAGCCGGCTGCGGAGATAGGGTATGTCAATGCTGGGATCGATAAGAATAAATTGGTGATGTATATGACAAAGGGAAAGGTGAGCGAAGGTGAGGCTCCAGAGGGTGCTGTGGTGTTACCTCGTAATACTAAGGTGGTGGTGATCGACTAAAAAGCCTCGCGTATGCGTTTTTCAGAGGGTAAACTGATATCCCAAGATAGGTAAATTGTTTTAAAAAGTTCTTGAGTTTTGAGTGGGGGTGGCGCAAAAACCCTCGCGCGGGTGAAATCTTTAGGGAGTATAGTTATATATTAGATATTAAGAATATCAACGCATGAGGTGGTGTCGGATGGCTAAGACAGGATGGAAGAGGGAACTTGGGACTTCGAAGAGGAAGCAGGGAATCGTAACGCCCAAGAAGAATGGAAAGGTGAGAGAGTTAACGTGGTGGGAGAAATTTAAAAGGTGGTGGTTATGGTGATCAGGATATTTGGGATCATATGGGGACTACTTGGAGTTGCGAATATACTTATGTCAAAGGCAGGGCCAAATTTCATGGTGTGGGTGGTTGTGTTTAACGTGGTGTTGTTCGTGATACCAGGGATGTTGCTCATAAGGAGGTAGGTATGCATTTGTTAGGAATAATATTAATATTGAGTACGGTTGTGCCATTTTCTAAAATTCATTGGAAAGAAAATTTTTGGTATATAGTTTGGTTAGTGGCGGCAAGTGCATTTGGTGGATTACTGATGGGCTTAGACTAATGCTCCCCATCGGCGTAATCCATTATAAGATAAACCGCAAATTCCTACGGAAAAGGATAGGTGTGGAATACCTTAATATAAAGGAGAGGGTCAAGTTAAGGCATATGAAGAAGGCGCTGGAGAGAGTGATCAATAATGCCAATCATGTTATATCTATAATAGATTCAATAGATAGAACGTCGTCAGGGCCGCGTAAGTAAATTTGACAAAAATATAATTTAGGGCTATACTTGTAATATGGAGATAGTTCAAGTAGCCCCAAGCAAACTTAATCCCGCAGAGTATAATCCACGCAAATCTTCAAATAAAGAGTACAAACATCTCAAAGAGTCTATCCAGCGTTTCGGCTTGGTAGATCCTATCATAGTAAATAAGGTTAATAATAGAATCATAGGTGGCCACTTTAGAGTAAGGGTGGCAAAGGACTTGGGCTTTAAGGAAGTGCCATGCGTATATGTGGAGATCACAGATGAGGCGCGAGAGAAGGAACTTAACGTTCGGCTTAATAAGAATTTAGGGGAGTTTGATTTGGAGCTACTGAGCGAGTTTGATATGAGTATACTTAAGGATGTTGGATTTTCATCTCAGGAGATACATAGGATATTTGACCCTGACTTAAAAGAAGATGGATTTGATGGCAAGAAAGAACATGACTCTATCACAACGCCTGAGTCAAAGCTTGGTGAGGTATATGAGCTTGGCAGGCATAGGGTGATGTGCGGTGATGCCACGAAAGAGGAGGATGTGGCAAAGCTTATGAATGGTAATCTCGCGCGGCTTGTGTTTACGGATCCGCCGTATAATGTTAATTATGTTGCACAGAATGGTTTGAATTATGACAGAAAAAGACATACAAGGGGTTATGGTGATGGGAAAATTTTCAATGATAATCAATCAGATGAAGATTGTTTGAAATTTTATACTGATGTGTTGAAAAACATACACAAGCATACAGTAGATGATATGACTATTTATTGGTGGTTTGCTAATAAGAATAATTGGATAAATAGATTAGCTTTTGAGGAAGCAAATCTTCATATGAGTCAGATAATAATATGGCTTAAAAATGGAATGGTTTATTCGAGGGGGCAAGACTATCATCGTTGTTATGAGCCATGCATGTTGGGATGGAAGAATAAAAAGACACATTATAAAAATAAGAAGTATGTAGATTTTAAAGATTGTTTCAATCTTGACTTTGACGATTTCGAGCAGATGATTGATGTGTGGTATCAAAAAAGAGACTTGACGAGTCAGTATGTGCATCCAACTCAGAAGCCTATCAGGTTAGCAGAGAGAGCATTAAAGAAAAATTCAGAGCAAGGAGATATTGTTTTGGATTTGTTTGGTGGATCAGGGTCAACGCTTATGGGGTGTGAGCAAATGAATAGGGTTTGCTACACAATGGAGCTTGATCCTAAGTATGTCGATGTTATACGGAAACGGTGGAAAATGCAATGAATGCAATGGGGTTAAAGAGGTATAAACAGCTTAGAGCGGTTATTAAAAGCATACAACAAGGTTCACCCATATCGTCTGCTTGTACTGCAGCAGGCATTAATACTGCAACGTTTTGGCGCTGGCGAGTAAAGAATGAAAAGCTTGATAGGTTAGTAAATAAGATAGTAGATAACAGAGTTCAGATAGTTGAAGATGCTGTATTTAATTCTGCAGTGACAGGTGATGGTAGACAACAAAGATATTTTTTAAACAATAGGTCAAGAGATAGATGGAAGAATGATAGTGCAATAATAAATAATAATGTTGTCACGACAGTTGTACAGCAAAACAGATACGAAGGCAAAACAAAAGAGGAGCTCGAGACACTTGCAAACAGCTTTTACAGAAGAAGAGAAAAAATTAAAACCTGAAGAACAGGTAGATCTCGGCTGTAAATTATCACAAGAAAATCTACTTGATTTTTGTTTTTTCACTAATCCTATATACGAAGACGCAATACACCTCCACATTATAGCCGACGCCCTCCAAAAAATAGAAAAAGGTGAAATCAAAAAACTAATGATCTTCGTGCCGCCGAGGCATGGAAAGAGTGAGATAACTTCAATCCGCTTCCCAGCATGGTATTTAGGCCGCAATCCAAACAATAGAATTATCCATACATCCTATTCTGCTACACTCAGTAATATGTTTTCTCGACACGTCAGGAACTTAATAAACGATGAAAGATATAAATGGATTTTTAACATTAATCTTGCCAGTGACTCAAGAGCGGTAGATGCTTGGGACTTAGATAAGCATACTGGTGGTATGATATCAACTGGTGTTGGTGGTTCGATTACAGGCTATGGCGCTAATCTTTTAATAATAGATGACCCAATTAAAAATATGGAAGAGGCGTTGAGTGAAACATACAGAGAGAAAATGTATGATTGGTATAGATCTGTAGCGCTGACACGTTTAGAACCTAATGCAAGGCAGATAGTAATCATGGCACGTTGGCATCCAAAGGATTTAGCGGGAAGGATACTTGAAGAACAAAAAGATTGGCATATTATAAACCTTAAGGCAATAGAGGATAATAAAGCATTGTGGCCTGAGAGATTTCCACTCTCAACGCTCATAGACATAAAGGAAAGCGTAGGTAGTAAAGTATGGGGAGGGTTATATCAAGGAGAGCCTAAAGATATAGAGTCACAGATCATCAAACGCGAATGGTTTACAGATAACTATTATGATACACTTCCACCTGCATGTATCCGGGGTGGCGGCATAGATACTGCTATGAGTAAAAAAACCACAGCTGATCATATGTCGCTTGTAGATGCATGCAGGGACAGGAAGGGGTTTATATATGTAGATGATGTATTTTTAGAAAAGGGTATATCAGGGCAAGGGTTCGGCGAGTATCTGGTTAATAGGCATAAGATATATAAATATACAAAGGTAAAGATAGAAGAGAATAATGCGGGCTTGGCGGTTAAGGAGATCATAGAGAGGGTAGGCCGAGAGGCTAAGGCGCCGGTACCTATAATAAGCCACTTCACTTCAACTGACAAGACAGTGAGACTGCATGAGGTAGCTCCTTTAATAGAGAATGGCACTATAAAGTGGAATAGGGGCAATAAGAAGGTGGCAGCACTAATAGAGCATTTGATAGAGTTTGATCCGCATGGTGGTGGGATAGATGATGATGTAGATGCATTGGGGTTTGCAATAGAGGCTGTCAAGGCGGTTCAGGGGTTTGTAGGCGAAAGAGGAAAGAGTGATATATCTATAACTAAGGGTATAAGAAAGAGGGTATTTTAATGGCGATTAAGAAGAAGAGAAAAACTATAAAAGAACGTAAAGAGATATTATCTAACATCAAGGAACTCGGCGCAACAGGGACGAATATATTCGGTGGATTTATTACAGAGGAATATAATTCTGACCTTCAAGGCACAGAGAGGCGGATGGATGTATATAATAAAATGCGGAATGGCGATGGCATGGTGCAGGCATTACTGTTTGCATTGGAGTTGCCGCTTAGATCTGCTAAATGGTTTGTGACTCCTCCTGATGATGCGTCGGCACAGGAGAAACAGGCTACAGAGTTTATAAAGGAAGCGTTATTCGAGAGGATGAGCATATCGTTTGATGACTTCTTGCGCCATGCGCTACTGATGAATACATTTGGATTTATACCATTTGAGAAAGTATACAAATTTGAAGATGGGAAGATATGGTGGAAGAAGCTCGCGCCGAGGCTTCCTAAGACTATCATACGTTGGTTCAGGGATGAGGGCGGAGGATTATTAGGTATAGAGCAACAGGTGTTGACTGACGATAGGGGATTTTTAACGGTAGAGATACCAGTAGAGAAATTGGTGTTGTTTACGAACCGCCAGGAAGGGTCTAATTTTGAAGGTGTGTCGATGCTTAGGGCAGCGTATAAACACTGGTTCATGAAAGATGTATTATATAAGATCGCAGCGATCGGAGCGGAGCGTAATGCTATAGGTACACCGGTAGGTAAATTACCAGAGTCTGGGGTTGTACAAGAAGATAAAACAAAACTTGAGGATATTGTAAAGAACTTTAGAATCAATGAAGAGTTTGGCGTTGTGCTGCCGGCTGGATTTGATTTAACGATACTGGATGGTAAGTTTAACGCAGAGCAGATTATGAAGCTCGTGCAGCATCATGACTCTTTGATGGCGAAGAGTGTATTGGCACAGTTCTTACAATTAGGACAAGAGAGTAGGGGCGGGGCGTTCGCGCTGTCAGCGGATCAGTCAGACTTTTTCATAATGTGTTTACAGGCTCAGGCTAATTATATCGCTGATACTATGAACCGTCATGCTATAAAGCAGCTTGTTGATTTTAACTTTACGGTTGATAGATATCCGAAGCTTGATGTGAGGTTAGGAGAGTTAGATAAACAGGCAACGATTGAGTCTATCACGAAGCTGGTAGAGAAACAGGTGATACTGCCTGATGATGGTATAGAAGAGTTTGTGCGTAAGCTTATCAATTTACCAGAGATGGACAAGAAGAAGCCGATACCACGTAAGCCGAGAGGGGAGATTAAGGCATCAGAACTCTTGAGGCGCAAAAAAACAGAGTGGGAGAGGGGTGTGAATTTTACAGAGATAAATGACGCAATGGAGACTGGCGAGGCGAGATTGATGGAAGAGACAAGCGAGGTAATGGAGTTACAGAAGAAGGACTTGGTCAATCAAGTTGATAAAGCTCTTACGTCTGGATCATCACGCGCGCTTGAGGAGATAGAGACAAGATTTCAGGGTAGGTATAACGATACTATTAATAAGAACATGAAAAGAGATTTAGAGAGAGGCGAAAGACAGGTAGAGAAAGAACATGATCTGCCAAAGACTACGACTCCGGCATCCGCTTCAAGATGGATATCTGTAAAGTCAAGGTCTCTGTCTGACTTGCATGCCGGGGGCTTAAAGACTCAGGCGCAGCTTGTGACACTAAACTCTCTTGTGGCTGGGAAGACTACAAAAGCAATTTTGTTTGATGTTAAAAATAAATTAGATGTGTGGGGCGCGACTCAGATAAATAGAACTGCAGCAGTGACGGTAAATGAGGCTTTGAATCAAGGCAGGAACATCACAGCGAGAAAGGCGAGATTTGATTTTGCGCAATATAGTGCTATACTTGACGATAGAACAAGTGAGTTATGTTCATCACTTGATGGCAAGGTAATAGAAACAAGTAATCCAGACTTCGAGAGGTTTACACCTCCATTACATAATAATTGCAGGAGTGTTTGGGTATATATAGGTAAAGAGGCAAGGCCGCCTGAGGTAACATGGAAAGGGCCGTCACAATCACTTGTAAATCGTTCAGGGAACTTGGTGGCACATGAGTAAAGAGACTTTAGGAGAGAATACATTAAGGTGGCATAGAGCGATGAATTATCTGGCGAGATGCCCAAGAGATGATGAGAGCGCGGTGTTAGATGAGATTGGATTAATAAATAGAGAGAAAGAGAGGATCATAAATGAACATAAGGCAATCTAAAGACTCCATTCGTTTTATAACAATACTCCCAGAGATAAATTTAAAAGAAGCAAAAACTTCTGAAATACAAGTAATGCCGATAGGTAGTTGGAGGCATCCATTCTTAGGTAAGTTTTCTATAACTCATAATGACTTAGAGTTATTTAAGGAGAACTTTGATAATAAAGTGAGGGGAATACAGATTGCTGTAGACCTTGAACACCAGCCAGAGCGGGGCGCTATGGGTTGGTTTAAGGAGTTAATAATAAAGGGCAATGGATTATTTGGCCTGATTGATTGGAATGAAGAAGGCGTAGAAATTCTAAAAAAGAAATTGTTTAAGTATATCAGTCCTGAATTCAGTTTTAATTATACTGACGCGGCGACTGATAAGAATTTTAAGAATGTATTGTTTGGGGCTGCATTAACAAACAGGCCATTTTTCAAGGATCAATCGCCTGTTATGTTAAGCGAAAAGGATACCATAAACCTTAAGGAGGAAGTAATGTTGGAAAAATTGATTAAGGCTTTAAAGTTGAAAGAGGATGCAACAGAGAAGGATATAATGGATACAATTGGTAAGCTTAGTTCAGCTGACTTAAAAGGAAAGCTTGATCTGTCAGAGAAGGAAGTAACGAAGCTCAAGAAAGAGCTTGAGGGTAAAGGCACAGTAGAGGCGACAGAAGTTAAGGCACTTAAGGAATCACATGAGACATTAAAGAAAGATTATGATCTGCTTAAAAAGACAATGACATTGTCTGAGGTATCAAAGATCGTTGATGCGGCTATAAAAGCAGGCAAGATCGTTCCTGCGCAGAAGGATAGTGCTATAAATTACGCATTAAAGGATAGAGAGGGCTTTGATGCTTTCATAAAGGACGCACATAAAGTTGTAGATTTTAAAGAAAAGGGTAGTGCTGGGACAGAAGGACATCCCTTAAAAGGATCAGCGGCAGAGAAGGTAGCGGAGTTGGCGAATGCATTGTTCTCAGAGCTTAAGGGCGAGGTGCAGTATACAGAGTGCATAACGAGAGTGCTGGCTGATGTAAAGAACAAGGACATAGCAGATAAGTATAAAAATGGCGAATAACTTAACCGGAGGTGAATTAAGATGACTAAAGTTAAAAATGAGTCAGGTGTACGTACGTACACAGCAGGAGTTACATTTGCAGCAAAGCAGTTTTATCTTTGTGTGTTGGATTCAACTGTGGATCAGGTAATTTTAGCAACTGCGGATAGCGACATTCCGTTTGGTGTGGTTTTAAATAAGCCGGCTTCTGGTGAACAGGCTAGTGTTAAGAGCCTTAATCACTCGGGATCACAGACCATGATAGCAACTGACGCGATTTCTATAGGTGATTATGTTGTGGCTGATCTTGTATCAGGAACACCGGGGAAAATAAGAACAATGACGGGGTTAAGTAGTGTGACAGTGTATATCGTAGGTAGGGCACTTGAAGCTGCGACAGCAGATGGGGATGAGATAGAGATAGAGTTAATAAATGCAAATCAGAGGGTGATAGCGTAACATAACAGGAGGTGGGGTAAGATGAGGACACGTTCAGATATACATCCAGTAGATCCAGTTTTGACCAATGTATCATTGAAATTTAAGAATTCAGGGTTTGTAGCTTCGCGGATATTTCCTGTAGTTCCTGTAGCTGAGGTAAGCGGGACATATTTTGTTTACGGGAAACAGAACTTTGACTTACCTTCTTTAAAGAGGACGTCGGGTTCTGGATACAACAGGTCGAGTTTTGAAATTACGAACGACACCTATGCAGCATTTCGTTACGGTCTTGAGGACGTGATAGATGATGATGATAGGTTGGCGGTAACAAGTCCATTAAATTTAGATATGGATGCAACGAACTATGTAACAGATAAAGTTCTGTTAGGATATGAGAAGAGGGTTGTAGACATTGTAACGGATAACTCAGTCATTACACAGACGACAGCTTTAACTACTACAAGTCAGTGGAATGATTACGTGAATAGCGATCCGATAGGAGACATTGATACTGGTAAGAATACTATATCAGCTGCTACGGGGCTTCCTGAGAGTGAGCTTATATTAGTATTGGGGAAAGAAGTTTTTGACCAGTTGAAACGTCATCCGCAGTTAATAGAACTCATCAAATATACACAGCGCGGTACTGTATCAGCAGAACTCATGGCTGGGATATTTGGAGTTAAGGAGGTCTTGGTTGCATCGAGTTTGTATAACTCTGCAAAGGCAGGACAGACTGCATCTCTAACTAGGCTCTGGGGCAAGAACGCATTATTGGCTTGGCCAGGTAAAGGTCTTAGTTTAAGGAGCTTGTCACTTGGTTATACGATGCAGAAGGAAGCATTTCAGACTCGTAAATATAGGCACGAGAAAGAAATTGGCGATGTTATCAGAGTTAGCCATTACACTGATGAGAAGCTTGTCAGTGCATTGTGTGGTTACCTTATAACAACAGCTGTAGCATAAATTTTAGCGCGGTAAGTTATCAGGAGCGGGTTATCTCCTTTGCCCCGCTCCTATAACTTTAAACAGGAGGTGTAGAAATGAAAAAGATTTTGGCTTTGACACTTATAATTTGTTTGGTTGTGGCTTCGTATGTCAGTGCTGCAGCTATACATGAGTATGCAAATAATCTTTTAGTCAAAGGTGAGTTGAGGGTAAATTCCACACTTAAAAGAGTTGCAGGAGATAGAAATTACTCTATGCTGATTACTGATGGAGGATTTGCTACTGCTCCAAGTGGACAGCTTACGAAGGGTGGATCACTTATAGGTACAGCAGCACAGAAAAATTACGGTTTAGGGATACTTGTCAGCCGTGACACTGGTAAAGTTGCAACTGGAGACAGTAATGACGCAGGGCTTCTCATATCAACTAAGAACTATGCTGACAACGATACTAATTTTATCTTCCGTGGTATAAATGCCACAGTATCGAATCGTCAAGATGGGCAAGTTGGGATATTAGAGAATACTATCACATCTTTAAATAGAGTCGGTAATGCGCCTACAGTAAATACACTTGCGCCTACAATTAGAGGATTACAGGTTAGTGCAGAGAATTTTGGCCTATGTACGACTGAATTTGGAGGAGTGGATGTTATAGTCAAGAATGAAGGCCTAGTGGCAACTACTGAATATGGCGTAAGGATTCGTAATGTCAATAATTCTCTAGCCACAGCGGTTGATGCAGCGATCATCATTCAGGATACTGGCGCAAACACTGGATGGACACGCGGTATAGACATGAGTGGTGCAACAATAGGGATTTCCCAGATAGAATTTTCAAATGGGGCAGAATTTTATGTCGGCGCGCAGACTACTCGTAATGCTGTAAGGACTGAAGTTGGTACACAAGGCGCAATTGGGTCAATGTATTCATCCTCAGCAGGTAAGTTATATTTAAAGGTAAATACAGCTGGTGCAGACACAGATTGGGAGCTTGTAACAACATCTGCAGCTGATTAATAATAACTTCACACAAGGAGGAAGTGATGGCTGATAAGAGAGTTTTTGCAAATTTGCAGGAAGTTTCAGTTTATGATAGTGCTGAGTTTACAATCGGCGCGCAGACTGATTATAATTTAAGCTTGCAGCAAGCAAATACATTTAGTAATGTGAGTGTCGCGAGGATGGTGGAGATAATAACTGACGCTACAATCACGTTTAAGTTCAACTCTGCGTCCAATCATTCTATAACGCTTACTGCAACACAAGAGAAATATGTTATAGATCCGCTTTTAGAAAGACTCTTGGTAACTAACATTTTCATAACAACGACAGGGAGTACAAATTTAAAGATAAAATTATTTCCTTAATAAAAGGAGAAGCTTATGTCAATAGACACAAAACCAAAAGAGAATATTCAGAAGATTAATATTTTGCTCTCCGAGATACATGGATTCCAGACAAAAAAAGATGCACTCATTAAAGAAATAGAAGTTGCAGAAAAAAAATTACAAAATATAACAGAAAAGTATGATGAAAAAGTAAAAGATATAGAAAAAAAGACAATAGAATTTGAGGAAGCGTTAAAAGAAAGACAAGATAAAGAGGCAAAAGAAAAACAGAAGAATTTAAACGAAATACAGAAAAAGCAAAGGGAAAGCGACAACTTAGCATCTGTATTATTCAAGAAAGAAAAAGACTTAGACATACTTGAGATAAGTGTTTTAAAGAAGGAAGAAGTAAACAGAGTCCTGCAAAATAATCTAACGGAAAGAGAGAAGAATTTAATAATAGAAAAAAGAGATAGTGAAGCAATCGCAGTAAGAAATAAAAATAAATCTGATGATCTTACGAAAGCCCTTAGAGAAGCAAAGGCATTACAGGAAGACTTAAGGGGCAAGAAAAGAATATTAGAGCAGGATATATCAGAAACGAATTCAGTAAAAGGGGAGGCAAAAAGAGTTTCAGATGAATTACAGATAAAGCTCAATGAATCAAAAAGACTTATAGGAGAATATAATAAAAAGATAGAAGAGATAGAAAGTATAAAAAAGGATATAGATAAGTTAAAAAAAGAAGCAGAAAAAGAGAAGGAACACATAGAGAAGGAAAGAGAAAAGGTTAAAGCAGATAAACTTTCAAACGAGGCTGAAAAGAAAAACCTTGAAGCATTTAAATTGGAACTTCGGATTACTGATGGTAAGCTAAAAGACTTAATGAAAAGAAGGAAAATTAATGCGTCGGACATTAATTAGTTTAATCCTATTCTCATTAGTCTGCTCGTACGCGCACGCGGATACGGACGTTACGGGAATTACAATCCACGACGAAAGTGGGTTTATAGAAGATAAGCTTAAAAATCTCCGAATATCTCCTGATTCTGCTATAGATGAGAATGATCCTGGAGACTATACACTTAATATCGTTTCGCCTACATCAGGCGATGCAACATATCTAAGACTCGACACTTCAAACGATCCCCTCACAAATACACTTCTAATCGGTTCAGGCACGCCTACTGTTATAGGTACAGATAATGACTTCTATGTTACTGGCGACGGAGAGATAGGGGGAAATCTCACTGTGCAGGGAGATCTTACTGTAAATTCCGAAGTCGAAGGCGCAGTAATTATAGATGTAGACTCTACAGAAGCCCTCTTAATTCGTAAAGATGGAGATGGGGGAGATGTATTTACAGTAGATACAGTTACGCCGGGAAGTTATTTTAAGTCTGGCAACGTCGGCATCGGCACGACGGGGCCGACTCAGAAGGTTGTAATAAAGAACGCGACTTCTTTTGCTTTAGGGGGTGGTGCTACGGGAGTAGACAACCTTTATCTAGAAGATATTAGCGCTGGGTCTGGAGGTCAGAATGTGGGAGGCTCAATTTCATTTTCGGGTCCCTCTAGAGTCGACCGCAGACTCGCTGCTATTGCAGGAGTTCAAGAAACATCTGAACGAGATTATGTTGGATTAGCCTTTTATACTCATAATAATACTGGCAGTACAGATGATATGCAGGAATCTGTTCGGATTTCATATAACGGCAACGTCGGCATCGGGACGACGGGGCCAGTATTACCTTTAGAAGTGAGAGGAAGTAATGGTGCTCCAGCAACTTCTGGTTCAACTCCTAATGGTCTTCTTACTCTTGGTGGTGCTACTACTAACAACCAATTATATTTTGGAGCAATTTCTACATCACCCTATGGG